AAGCCTGGCCATAGTTTCTTCCGCTCGCCGTGCTTACCCATGCTCGCCCCATTCAAAGCGCGCCTGCCGTGCCCTGTCTAGCGCGTCCTCAGCCCACGCAGGATGCCCGAACGGGAAGCCCGCGGTAAGGTGCTGCGCCATCTCGTCCGACGGCTGTACGGCTACCCTGGGACGTGCCAGCGGGCAGCCTGGCTCGGTAGGCTCCCACGGGACGCCCCATAGCTGCCCGTGGAAGTGAAGCTGCACTGGCCACGCCAGCGAGCGCAGCCGCGGGATGTCGCCGAAGACGACGATGTCGTTGCCGCCATGGCACGCGGCCATTCCGCAAGCCAGGTTATACAGCCTGTCCATTCCCTCGGCATCTAGATGGCCCTTGACCTCGCCCCACTGCGCGGTATCCTCGAGCCAGAAATCGGGAAGATACTTCTTTCGGCCGCGCGGCGTGTCGACGTAGTAGCCCTCGCTCTCGTATTTCCATGTCAATTCCAGCTCATCGAAGAAGACGGCCCATTTCGCCTCCAGCCGTGAGCGAAAAAGATATCCTGCGTACTCTGTCTCTATCGCGCGTATAGCCATGGCGCACATTCTACGCCAGGTGTACCCTGAGGGTACAGTTCTGTAGAAAAGGGCTATGTAACCTAGGGTACAAAGCCAGGAATATGCCGCGGCTTTCGAACGGAGATTATGTCCATGACAAACCAGGACGTGAAGGAAATAGTCAGGCTCGAGGGCAGGGCTACGCTTGCCGAGCGAGCGAGCAGCGGTGACCGCTGGCACGCGGCGCACCTGATAAGCGCGCAGCTTGCCCGCAAGACGTACCGCCAGCTATCGCAGGAGATCGTCTCGGCTGGCGGCAAGGGCAGCATCGGTCATCTGGAACGCATGGCCAAGTGCTGGAAGCTTGTCGGCCGCGTGCAGTACGAGACTCACAAGGAAGACTGGGCACGCTACCCTAACTTCACGACAGTCTATCAGAGTGACGAGGTGCGCGGCACTGCCGAGGAGAGCAGCGGCAGCCAGGGCAGCGGCGGTCGCGACGAAGAGGACCAGAGCGCGCACGGTCTGACCATGGCGGCAGCGAATGCCATCGCGAAGCTGGCGCGCAATCGCGTGTACTGGCCGCTGCTCACCGAGGACGATGTCAATACCCTCAAGAATGCCCGCGATGAACTGGACGTCCTGATTTCCCGTGTCAGGAGGTAATCGCCGCAATTGCGGCGCAAGTTGCATCGGGTAATCACGCCTGGCCAGCCCGCTAACGCGCTGATTGCAGAAAGTTACGATTGGCAATTGGCCAGCCAGCGGCTACGATTAATCGGTAAAAGTGAATACCGCACGACAGCGGGCTGGCTTGGAGGCGCATCTCCAGGCCAGCCCTACTCACGTCCCTAAGACTCTAGAGAGGCGAGATGGCTACCAATCTTAGCAAGGCAGCCCGCGGCAGCTTTCGCGGGATGATCTGGCTGCTCGTGCTTGCCGTGGCATTGAGCATTTCCGCGTACAGTCTCTATTACGTGGCGCGCACGCTCGGCGTCCCGAAGCTGTTCGCAGCAGGATTCAGCACGGCTTACGACGGCGTCGCGCTTATTGCCGCGGATAAGTCATTGCAGTTTGCTCAGGAAGGCAAGTCAGGAGCATTCCCGAGGACGGTGATGATAGTCTTCGCAGGGCTGTCCGCTTTCCTCAACAGCCTGCACGCCATCTTCGGCGGCGAGAGCCCGCTGGCCATCCCGATGTGGGCAGGGCTGCCGCTGGCCGCGGTAGCCGCGTTCGAGATCCACACTGCGCAAGCCCGCGCGAAGGCAGCCGCACGAAACGGTCATGCATATCCAGCACCGCTCCCGAAGTACGGCGGATGGGGCTGGACGCTGTTCCCGCTGAAGACGCTATCTGGGCTGCGTGACATCGTAATCGCACGAATCAGAGCCGTAACGCACGCCGAAAAGGCACTGGCAGTCGTAGCGCTTCGCCCCGTTACCGCTGGCGCAGCCGGTAGCGTTACCGCGAGAAACGTTACCACTGACGACCAGCGTAACACTACGGCCAGCCAGCCCGGAAGCGCTACGGCTAGCCCTGGCACGGACGCAGAGCAGCCCTACGAGGCTACTGGCACGGCTAGCGCTACCAGCACGCGCGATAGCGCTACCGCCGACAACGCAGGCGGCAACGTTACAGCGTTTCCGCGTAGCGCTTCGCCAGGTAGCGCTATTGCGTGCGAGCACTGTGAGCGACCGTTCGTACCGCTACGTCGTACAGCTCGGTACTGTAGCTCTAATTGCAGGACCGCTGCATGCAGAGCCAGGAAAGAGGAAGCGTCGTTATGACCGATGCGCTTATGCGTGCGCTTCACGTACCATGGTGGCTGCCGTTCCTGTTCTGGTTCGGCGGATACGCACTGGTGACATTCTTCTACGTGGTCAACGGCTACGCGCAGGAGTATCTCGGCTGGCGGCATCCAGGAAGGCCAGGCAAGATTCACAACGTGCTGATCAAGTTTCACACTGGCGCGCACATTCACCCGGACAAGAGCTATGGTGACGAGATGTACCGATCCAGAATGTCGGGCAGTCGTGGCACCGTGTACTGGACCAAGCGCTCACGCCGCTTCAGGGCTGTCCGCAATAACCTGATCGTATTCGCGGTCCTGCTGATCCTCAGCACGATGGTGGCCTGGCCAGCGGACACCGTGCGCGGAGTCACGCTCCTCATCCTCGGCCTCTGCGCGCTCTGGCTGGTTCTCGCCATACGCGACAAGCGAAGGAGGCACGCGGCCAGGCGTCCGGTAATTCCTAAGCCGCTTACCCGCACTGTCCGGGCGAAGCTGGTCCTGGAGGCTGATGAGACAACCGCAGGACCGACAGTGAAGCCCGCGCTGGATGAAGGCAAGCCAGAGCTGGAAAGCGTGCCAGCGACCGTCCTGGCCACCTTGCTCGGCGCGAAGATGGGCTGCTCCAGCGCAGATATGCTGAGCAGGCTTACCCTCACATCAGAGGAAGGCAAGATAAGCCCGCTGCCGGAAACGTACTCGGCAGTGCTCAAGGGACGCGAAGATATACAGGAAATCATAGAGGCGCATACCGTCGGCAGGGTCGGCTTCCGCTGGCGCACTACGCAGGTGCCGCGCGAGCTCACATGGAATCCGGTGCGCGTGCATTCGCTGCCGAGCATGGTGCGCTTCCGAGACTATCTACCGCAGATGGAGAAACTAGGTGCACGTGATTTCGGTGTCGGCGTGGTCGCTGATCGTGGTATGTACGTGGCAAGTCACAACGGAGACTTTCCATGGCACTGCCGTTTCGCCGGTCCCGGTACCGGCAAGACTACTGGCTTTCTGGTCAAGGCTGCGCAGATATGCCATCAGGATCCGCAGGCCGATCTCTACTGCGTTGACACTAAGCAGATCAGCTTCGCGCCGCTGCGCGGCATACCCGGAATCCACATTTACGACAAACCCCAGTCAGAGATGGATAAGATATGGGGAGTATGGTACGACCTCCTCGGAATAATGCGCGACAGGTATACCGCGGTAGCCGAGGGCAGAATAACACTGGCCGACCTGAACGATATCTACATCCTGATTGACGAGGGCAACGATCTGGCTGCGTGGCTCAAGAGCTACAATCGCAACGTGCTCGGGAATACGGCTGCGCCTGCCATATGGGGCGAGGCCATCGCGCCTATCATGCGGGTAGGCAGGCAAGCGCGCATGTTCGGGGAATTCATGTGTCAGGACCTGGATGGCCGCATGTTCGCGGGGGAGACGCTGAAGACAGCTTTCAACCTGTTCGGAGCGGCAGGCTTTTCTCCCGCGCAGTTTAGCCGTACCATTGGCGGCAAGGCCGAGGACTGCCTTGTCGGTCCGGGTAAGATACTGATGATAAGGGGGAACACGAAAGAATGGGTGCAGGCGTTCTATGATGACGAGCAGTTCCTGCATGATTACGCACTAGAGAACAGAAAGGAGAAAGCAGCATGATGCGCAGATTGTCCTCCCAGATGAATTGCAGTCCGGCACTGGCAGGGCTCGGGATGCTCATCGTCATCGGCGCGGTCATCTACGTGTACCGTCAGGTGATAATGACCACTATCATCACGGCTGTGCTGGCCGCTGTCGCCGTGGCGGTATTCACCGGAGCTATCGCCGTAACGATCAGCACGCTTCGGTGGTACCGAAGGAAGAGCAAGGAGCTAGCCGTGGCCACCGTCACGATCGCTGCCCCGGATACCTGGACCAAGGAGGAGGAAGAGGTCACTGACGCCGATGTGGCTGCGCTCAGTGCCGAGGCGGACGACCTGGCCAGTGCGGGCACCGAGCTGATCTTCGACAAAGACGGTAACCTGCACGCTCGGAGGTCATGATGCTTGCCCTGGCCGCGACACTCGCCTTGCTGGCCGTGCCAGCGGTCCACCTGATCGTGGATCACGGAGTGCTGCGGCCAGGGCAGGTGACCGCGCATACGCTAGCGCACCGACAGCGGCCGACGTGGCTGCGCCTGGCCGCTAACGGTGGCTGGCTGGCGTACCTGGCCGCGACACTGGCCGCGGGGCTGGTGCTGCGCTAGACTGGTAGCTGGCAACGGTCAAAGGTTGCTGCCCGCTCGGGTCTCTAGGTCCTCCACTCCCGACCTGCCCGAGCGGGCTCACTTGCGAACAGACTCCGTTCCATGGTAGCCTGACTGCATACTCACCCAACGAAAGGCGAACCCAATGGAACTGAGCAGGGCACTGCGAACCGTGCGCGCCATGCTGGCAAAGGCCGAAAGTCTAGAGTCAATGGGCGACGCGCACAGCCTGCACGAAGCGCAGCTATGCCGCGAGAAGGCCGACAAGGTCATGCAGGAGCACGGCGAGCAGGAATGGCTTGCTGCGCAGGCAGCCGACAAGGCATTCAAGCCTGATCGCATTAAGATTGACCTCGGCGCAGCCAGAAGTCTCTTCCTGTCCGAGGTCGCGACGCTGTGCAATGTCGTCGCGCAATTCTGCAATTGCCGCTCTGTCTGGATGGAAGGCAGCGGCTACTACTGGGACGAGCAGCACCAGCGCGAGGAATATGCGTGGGTCTACGGCTACGAAAGCGACCTGCGCTATTTCGAGCTCCTTTTCACTACGCTGTACCTGCACATGTCGGGCGCGATTTTCCCCAAGCCCGACCAGACCAAGACTCTGGAAGAAAACGCCTACGACATGCGGAATGCCGGTCTCAACTGGATTGAGATCGCCACTGCCTACGGCTGGCGCGAAGTGCCGCGCGAAGAGGGCGAGCCGAAGAACGTGTACGTGAACGCCAGCGACCCGACAAAGCGCGTCGGCTGGTCCACTGCTGTCGGCCGCATTGCCGCGGCTTACCAGCGCGAGATCAAGAAGCGCGGTGAGGAAGCCATCCAGATCCCCAAGAACTCAACGGCTGCGCTTACCTACCGCATGAACGCAGCCCGCGGCTACCTGACCCGTATCAAGCAGCGACTCACGGAAATCAAGCTGCGTCGTGGCACTGGCACCGAGATAATGCTGCGTGACAAGTCGCAGAACATCAATGCGCTCATTGACGAGAATCACCCGACAATGCGGCATAATGACGCTCGGAACATCAAGTTCAATGCAGCGGCTTACGAGCGCGGCACGCAGCGCGCGAACGAGGCGGAATTGAATCCGTCCGCTGGCCGCGGCAGTACTCCGGCCGTCGGCGCATGACAATGCGGGCAGGCTGGCCGCTGGTCAGCCTGCCCGATTTTGCTATAATGGCATCAGCACTCAGCTACAGAAAGGCGACCACCGTGAAGTACCTTTACCCATGTCAGTATCCAGGCTGCCAGGCGCAGTACGACGAAACTCTGGACGGCAAGTTCGAGGGCACTGGCGGTCAGCTTACGGGCTGGCTGTACCCGCAGGACGCCGAAAGCGACGACATAACGCCGACCCACGACCACATCGTTAACGTAATGCACCGAATCGAGGTAGAAGCATGAAAAGCGACAGCGCCACTACGCGCAGGCAGAAGACCAATGTCCGTGAGCTTATCCGCATGGGCTACCATATTGACCTCCCAGACTGGCTCGTGGAAGGCAGCACGCTCGCAGGGCTGCGCGCCATGCGTGCTCTCATGGAAGAAGCGCACATGCGCTTCCAGGAAGACGACCAGGTGCCAGCCGAGCGCACGCGGCCAGCCGAGCAGCAAGAGCCGTGCGCCACCTGCCGCAAGGTGCATAAGCTGGAGGTCGTGGGCGTCGACGGCGTCAAGTTCTGGCCTGGTCACGAGTACATAATCCGGACCGTCATCGGCACGCAGAAATACCCGCGCGAATGGCGCATGGGCTTTCTCGGCATCGGCATGGGGATGGAATGGTCAGCCCGTGGTCCGGACCGTACCCATGGCGGTCAGTACGGCGGTACGCAGAACATTGACCTCAGCCAGATCGTGTATGCTGAGGAAGTGCCGCGCGACGACGCGCTGCGCCACGTGGGCAAGGTAGTTCGCAATGAAAGGAAAAGCAGATGAACGACGGGCACGACAACGCAGCCGACGATGGTGCTGTGTACCGCAGGATCCAGACCGACCTGGCCATCGAAGCTTTCCGGAAGCAGGAGCTGAAGCGGCTCCAGCTCGAGATGGTCGAGTACGCGCTGACGAAGCTGCTCACCGGCGGAGTGCTGATCGACACCAGCCGCTACTACGAGGAGACAGAGCAGATCCGACACCAGTTCGAGCTCCGGCGCGCGGATTACGCGCGGCTGGGCAAGCTGCCCCGAGAGGAGCGCGCGCCAGCGACCAGCACAGCGCAGGCAGCTCGCACGCGACCTGACGGTACGCTGGCCTAGACAGCGTGCCGCACATCAGCTCCTGGTCGCGCTCAAGAAAGTTGCGGCCAGGAGTTGCCATGTGCGCGAACCTCCGGTATGCTGGAGGGCGTAGGGCTGGCGCACGGCCAGCCGAAGGGCGAAGGAAACGCTATGAAATGCGGTAGGGGACACGAGCACGTCTCAGTCCAGGAAGTCAGGGCTTGCTACGGCCAGCCTCAGGAAGTCAGCACCATACCCGCGCGCACGGCCGACGGCCGTCGGACGAACAAGTTCGCCGGCGACTGCTTCCGCTGCCAGGTGCGCGTCGCTCCGGGCAAGGGCTTCATCTTCAGGTCACCGGGCGCAGGCAGCCAGCGGCTCGGTCAGGGCGAATGGCTGGTCAGCCACCTGAACGGCGAGTGCGTTACGCCGGAGGAAGCTGCCGACCTGGCAGCCATCAAGACGATGCAGCCCCGCCAGGCTGCCAGGCCGAACTTCAAGGCCATCCCGCAGGGCTACTACGCGACCAAGTGCCGTACCGGAAACAACGACCTGGACTTCTGGTTCGTCCGCGTTCCGGAAACTGGCAAATGGCAGGGCTGGCGTTTCGTCCGCCGCATAATCGGCGGTCGCGGTCCGCAGGTCATCCCGACAGCCGAGGGGCTAGCAGCACTGCACGCCATCCTGGAAGCTGGCGTTGACAACGCTGGCAACCTGTACGCTGACACGCTGGGCAACTGCAAGAAGTGCGGCAGGGACTTGACGGACGACGAGTCGCGTGCGCGGCGCATGGGTCCGGTGTGCGCGGGCAAGGCCGAGTAACGTGACCAGAAGCACGCAGGCGCAGGACGGCCCGGTAAGGTATCGGGTCGTCCTTCGTCGTCGTAACGGACGCTACGTCCGCGCCTATCCGGCTCCTAGTAAGTACGCGGCTAAGCAGTTGCGCGACTGGCTTGAGGAGAAGTACGATAATGGGTACTACGCGGAAATCAGAAAGGCGAACTTAGATGGCACTTACCGCGGCCGAGCGACACGACCGTCGCCTGGCCACCTATCGCAAGTACAACGTAAGCCGGAAAGGCAGAGCTCGCACGGCTGCGTTCAAGGAGCGCCACGGCATAACGCACGGCTGGGAGCCCATGCGCAACGCCACGCATCACAGAAGGGAAATGCCATGACCACGCCATACGACAGGAAAACTGCGCGCACCGCGCGGCGGAGCAATATCCTGCGGGAAAAGGCAGCCGAGCGCGAGCGCACTGAAATGGAGCGCACGCTGGGCGATGCGCTGGCCGCTGCACTGATACGCTACCTGGCAGGCGCAGCGCCAGCCAGCGTCACGAACGTCAAGCGTGCGCTTACCCTGTCGTGCTACAGCGACGAGCTCAAGAGGCTGATCGTGCGCAGCATCGAGACGAACCCTGCCATGGAGGAATCGTTCCTCAAGATTGCCGAGCTGGCTTTCGCCGATGGCGAGGAAGCTGCATGCGAGGCAAGCTGGGACAGCTACTAGATGTAGGATGGCATCCATGGACGAGGAACTGACTGGCCGCGTGCTGGCATCTGGCGAATACGATGGTATTCAGCTAGCTGAAGAAACTGGCTTGCTGGGCAAGAAGATCCGTATTCGCGTCAAGTTGCCAGTACGGCCAGTAGATAAGTACACGATAAAGGAGCCGACCATGCCAGCACCGAGACTAGGCACGCCGCTGCACGCTGAGCCAGTGCGCGCGTATCTTTCGGCTTCAATTCACTACGCGCTTATCGGCATGGCGAAGGAAGAATCACCGCCGGAAAGACCGACAGACGTCAAGAACATCACCGGCTTCCGCGTCGGCCCGAGCGAGACACGGCTGCGCGTGCGCATGACCGACGACACATTCCGCACGTTCACCATAACACTTCGGGAGAACAGGTTATGAGCGGAGCCATCTATATTCCTACGCTGTCGCGCATTGACAGCCTGATCAAGATCATGCCTGCCTGGCTGGAATACGGCTATCCCATTGTGCTCGTGGTTGACCCTATGGAACTGAAGCAGCACGTGCAATTCCGTGATGACCAGGGCTGGCAGGGCTACGTGTCCATTGCTCGGGTACCGTTCAACGACCGCGGCATGGGCTATAAGCGCCGATACTGCGTGCAGCACGCTTACGAAATGGGCTGGGATTCCATCATCATGTCAGACGACGACCATAAGCCGCGGGCAGGCACCGAGGCAGGGTTGCTTCTGAACGTGGCCGAGAAGCCTGATATGCTCGGCATAGGCGCGACAGTGCAGATCTACGCGCGCTTCACTGGCGGTCGCATCAACGACATGCACGGTCCTATTTTGTGGCCAGGCGGAGCAGGATTTTCGGTGTACGGTCTCAACATCAGGAACGTGCTGGAGGTGGGCAGCTTTGATCCTGAGCTGCATTCCTTCGGCGAGGATGCCGAGCTGCGCCGCGAAGGCATCGCCAGCGGCTTCCCGTGGTACGTGCACGCTGATGTACGCGTCGACGCCGTGAACCAGCGGAACAGTCCTGGCGGTTTCATGGCCAAGTACGACGGCAGCCTGGCAGCCCGCACAGCGGCCGAGAGGGAGTGCCGCGCGCTCATCTACGAGCGCTGGCCGCAGTACGTGTCACATCCTGATAAGCCTCCGCGCATGGCCTGGCAGCGGATGCTTTCGGATTACATTCCTTACTGGCGTAATCTCAGTGCGCTGCATGGCGGTAGCCTGTAATGGCAAATCCCGACTGCGCACGGTGCCAGAGGCCGTTGACAAAGGCACGGCTCGCAAAACGGAAGCGCAAGTGCTACCGCTGCGAGGTGGCCGCGCGCCGTGAGGGCAGGCAGCGAGCGCACGACCGCAGCATAGAAAGCGAAGACTTTACCGCGGCCGATTACTGGCGTCTGTATGAAAGCCAGGGCGGAACGTGCGCTATCTACACCTGTCGCGCAAGCGGCAAGAGCAAGCACCTCACGGTGGAGCACGACCACGCCTGCGAGATGGGCCACGACCCTGCCCGCTGGTGCCGTGTCTGCGTGCGCGGGCTGACCTGTAGTATGCATAACGAGTGGATCGGCCGTACCGGAGACGACCCTAAAATATTTGATTCGCTGGCTGCATACCTGCGAGTCCCGCCAGCAAGGAGCGCAATGATGGACCGCATGATGGCAGGCAATGCCGAAGAGACAATGGCAACGCTGCACAACGAATACCAGATCTCGTGGAAGCAAGCCAAGAACATGGTAGACATGGCACGCAGCGTCGGACCTAGCCCGCGGCCAGTGCCTGACGGCACCGTCGTCATTCGGTACATTCGCATACCGCGCACCACTAAGGAACTGTACGAGATTGTTGAATCTGCGCCGCGCATGAACAGCGAAGCTGCGCTCGAGCGCCTGTTCGAGTACGGGCTAAGCGAGCGGCGTGCCAAGACCGCGCTCAACCGCGCTTGGCAAACTGGAGAAAATAAGGTATCCTGTAGTGGCGGCATCGTGCGCATCACGTACCACGGTCGCGGCGCGCGGCAGTCGTACATGTACTCAATCGAGATTTGAAAGGCGAAACAATGGACTTTGAATGGATACTCACCGATCCGGTGCGCTGTCGTCGGGACGGCGAAAATTACCTTGTCGTAAGCAAGGACTCTACTCAGTTTGCGTGCCTTACCTACGAAGACGACAGGCTTCTCTTCAATGGCAAGTACATCGAGACGGAGGACTTCTTCGGCTTCCTCAGTATTATCGAAGCCGTAGACGAAGACGAGAACCACGACGTCATATTCACGGACTGGTTCTGATGAAATTGATAAGGTTCCCCGGCGAAGACGCGCTGTATATGCTCACTACCTCGGGCATGGCGCATTTCCCCGAGGCGAGAGCCAGACGCGTGCTTAACATCGCATGGGAATTCGGGAACAAAGCCGAGCCGTGCGACGGCGGCTATGTGCACGTGTACTACCACGGCGAGCCAGGGCAGCCAGTGCCAGCAGATGCCGAATGGTCGGTGGTAGAGCACGTCATGTCGGCGGCCGAGCGAAAGGAGTTCGCGAAGGCAAGAGGTAACAGAAAGCCACTGGTAATTTCCAGCCGAGAGCCATATACTGAGCGTAACAGTTCAGAACTAACCCGAGGAGAAACAATGCCACCCGTCAAGCGCGGTCGCGCCAAGCCCGCGGTTCAGGAGCCCGAGGCCAATGGCAGCACCAGCAAGCTCGACAACGTCGAGAAGTACATGACCGGCAACATCACGCCGACCCTGACCGACTATGCCACCTGGTTCGCCAGCGAGGTGACCGACCCCGACAAGCTGGACAGCGAGCGGCTGATCGCGATGGCCGTCACGTTCTACGGCGAGTTCCAGGCCAGCGACTTCAACAAGGACCAGAAGGCAGCCCGCAAGGAGGCTCGCGAGACCCGTGCGACCGCCAACGGCGACGATGCCGACGAGCCCGCGAAGCCCGCTGCCCGCGGACGTGGCAGCCGTGCAGCGGCCAGCAAGCCCGCGACGGGCAAGCCCGCTGGTCGCCCCGGTCGCAAGCCCGCAGCGGCGCGCTCATCGGGCGCTGCCGTATACTAGGCAGCACCAGGCAGCCCCGTGCACATCCCCCGCTCCCGTGCACGGGGCTCGCCTGTCTGGTCCGCGCTCAGTCTTGATATCGACAGATGCCCAGCGAGACTGAGCGCGGTCCAGACAGGTGCTAGACGAAAGGCGAGACAATGGCGACAGACCTGCCGATACTGCGCACCAGCGCGCGTGCCACTTTCAAGAGATGCCCGTGGCGCTGGCTACAGGAGTACGAGTACGGCTACCGACCGATAGACGGTGACGCCGACGCGGCGTGGCTGGGCATCGGCGTTCACGAGGCATTCGCGCAGTGGTACGGCAAGGGCAAGCGTCGCGGCCAGCATCCCGCTGAATTCTTCGCGGAATGGGCAGGCGAGGAAATCGCCTATGTCAAGAGCTATTCCGACGAGACCTTTGACGATGGCGTATGGCTGGACGCGAAAGAGCTCGGCATCGCAATGCTAGAGAACTACGTTGACCATTACGGTCGCGACCCTGGCTTCCACATAATTGCCACCGAAGAGCCGTTCCGCATTACCATCAAGCGCGGCGGCAATCCTGTATGCATATTCCAATCACGCTGGGACGGCGTCCTGCGCCTGGCTGCCGATGGCCAGGTCTATCTCCTGGAAACGAAGACGGCCAGTCAGATAACGCTGCCATACCTGGAGATAGACGACCAGGGCGGAAGCTACTTCGCCGTCGCCAGCCAGATTCTGCGCGCTCGGGGCATTCTCAAGCAAGGGCAGGATATCGCGGGCATCATCTACAATTTCCTGCGCAAGACAACGGGCGACGAGCGCGAGCAGAACGAGGATGGCCTGTATCTCAATAAGAACGGCGAGATAAGCAAGCGCCAGCCACCTCCGCCGTTCGTGCGCGAGATAGTGCTGCGCAGCAAGGCCGAGCAGCGGAAGCAACTGGACCGCATTGCCGACGAAGTAATGTGGATGAACGCGGTACGCGATGGCACGCTGCCCGTCATAAAGACACCGACGAAGGATTGTCCGCGCTGCCCGTTCTGGCTGCCATGTCAGCTAGACGAGCGCAGTAACTACGCCGAGGCAGAATCGGTGCTGCACTCCGATTACATCCAGATAGACCCATATGAAGATACGAGGAAGTCAGCATGACAACGACGACAATCTACCTGGCCGCTAGCTTCAATCAGCAGGAGAGAATGCGCGCGTTCCGTGATGTGCTGCAATCATTCAACGGCATTGCGGTCACTTCTCGGTGGATAGACGTGCACGGCGAGACGTCAATGCAGGACAGGGAAATACGGGCCGAGCCCGATAAGGCAGAATATTACGGCCAGGAAGACCTGGACGACATCGACCGTGCCGATATCTTCATCATGTTCTCGGATACGTCTAGCACTAGCGGCGGCAGGCACACTGAGCTAGGATATGCCCTAGCCCGCGAAAAGGTCATCTTTATCGCAGGTCCGCGCGAGAACGTGTTCCAGGCACTGAGTCAGGTAATGCACTTCGACACGCAGGAAGAAATCGTGACATACATGTTCGGCACGATAAGCATCAGCTAGGAGCAATGATGAAGTCATCGGTACTATTCCCGCGGCGTGATGGCCGAACAGGGCATCGCATCTCTGACCACGCGGAATACCGTCCTATCCGGACACGAGACCTGCCGCTGCCCGCGAAGGTCGCCGAATATCCGTGCCGCTGGCTGGCGCGATACTGCGCGCGACACGCCGTTCAGTGGGAGGAGCGAGTCTTATGCCGCCAGCACGCAGCCGACCGCGCCCTACCCGCGGCGTCCGACCTACCCGCGGCGTAAGCAGACCTAAGCCTGCCCGCAAGAACCCGATGGCCATTGACGAATCGCCGGTGACCATCGTCGTAGAAGATATACAGAAGTTCAATCCCTCGGTGAATGTCCTCATCAACGGCGAGCTCGGTGTCGGCAAGACAGTGCTTGCCGGAGGCCTCTCAGCGCTGGCAGGTGCGCGCGTAGTGTTCTGCTCCACCGAGGAAGAGGGCATCGTGTCGGCTAAGCGCGCGGGCAGCACGGCCAGGCTCATCCGCGCGCCATCGTGGGAGCACGCTGTCTCGGGCCTGAATTGGGGCAAAGCCAATCTGGGCGTGAATGACTGGATGATATTCGACTCCGGAACGCGGATGCATTACCTTTACATGCGCTGGGTCATGCAGAAGGTCAAGGACGTCAATCCCGAGCGGGACATAGACACACCAGGGCTAGACAACCATCAGAAGCTCCAGAACGGATTCATGCGATGGTATGACGAAATCGTCGCAGCGCCATTCAATTCCGTGATGATCACATCGCCGATGATCATTGAAGGAAAGGACGGAGAGGAAAAGGTAATCCCCGGCTTCTTCGACAGCAAGGGCAAAGTTTCACGGCACGTCAGCGCGCAGGCAAGCGTTATACTGTATTACGACGTGCAGCGCGACGACGAGCTCGGCAAGATAATCCGCAGGGTTTACGCGCAGCCATGGCCGCCGTACCTAGCCAAGGACCGTTATTCAGCGCTCGGCCCCGGTCAGCGAATAGAGGAGGAGGATTTCTTCGTCATGGCCGACATGGTCGAGAGAATCTACAAAGCACGAGGCGAGGTAATAGATGGAAATCCTCGTCGACCCCGACGGGCAGCCCGCTGAATGGTTGCGCCTGCACCTCGGCAAGCGCCATCCAGGCGTGCGCTTTCAGACGAGAGGGGAGCACGTAGCTAATCACCGTTTGTTCCAGCAATTCCTAGACCATACGCACGAAACAGAAAAGGCGGAAAGCCATCATGGCGAAGCTGAGAAAAGACGAGGTCGCCGACATCGACGTCCAGGACCTGGATGACGCCGAATACAGCGAAGATGACCTCGACAGTTATTCCGGGCGCGTCCCGGATGCGAACACCGAGCTGACGGGCTACGTTGCCCGCATGTTCTGGTGCCGCACGCAGGAGAAGGACGACGGCTCGGGACTTGACCCCATGCTCAAGGTCCTCTGGATCGCCGGCGACAACGAGGGCGAGCTGGAGGAATACAACGGGCTGCCCGTTGTCGAGAACCTCGTGCTCGTCAAGTCCACGAAGTTCCGCTGGGCACCGTTCTTCCGCGTCTTCGGCATCGAGCTGAAAGACATCAAGAACGCTACCTATGTCGGCGACGAGGACGACGAGCGCTGGCACGGTGCGCCCATTGAGCGCATCGGCACGTTCCGGCCCGGAGAGGACCAGGATGGTGCCTGGTCGAGGCTGATCACTGACAAGGAGTACTTCGGCGAGAAGTGGCGCGCTCGGGTGAAGAAGTTCCTGCCGTGGGAAGAAGTGGACGGCGACGGCTCTGGACCGGACGACGAGGCCGACGACGAGGCCGGTGACGAGGAGTACGACGACACCGAGGCCGAGGAAGGCGACGAGGAGTACGACGACGAGGAAGGCGACGAGGAGGAAGCCGAGCCTGAGCCGCCAGCCCGCGGCAGGCGCGCGGCTGCCAGGCCAGCACCAGCCCGCGCAGGCACGCGCACAGCGGCCAAGCCTGCCACGGCCAGGCCAGCACGCGCGGCCAGGGCTGCCAAGCCCGCAGCGGCAGCCACATCGTCTCGGGGTCGTCGTCCTGCGGCTGCCAGCAAGCCCGCGGCCACCGGGCGGGGTCGCAAGCCTGCCGACAACGAGCCGCCGTTCTAGACGATGGCTCGCGACGTAGCTACGCTGGATGGGCTGCTCGCGGAAATCCGCAACCTGAACACCGACAAGGGCTGGCGTGCCAACTTCACCGAAGGCGCGCCAGCCCCGCGCTCGGGACCGTGGTTCGCGGCTTACTGCGCGCTAGCTGCCAGCGAGATATCCGAGGCACTGGACGCCTACCGAATCAAGCAGTGGTCGGAGACTAGATTCCCGACACTTGCCGAAGACGAGGCAGACACGCCAGGCAAGCCGATCGGCGTAGGTCCTGAACTGGCCGACGCCCTGATTCGCATTCTGGATATGGCAGATATCTGGGATGTGGATATTAAGTACGAGCTAGCCCGCGTCCTGGATTACGGCTGGACGCGGCCATATCAGCACGGAGGAAAGACGCTGTGAACCTGAATCCGAACGGTGCTTCCGACACGGAAGTCGACCTGACGAAGGAAGGCGACACGGAAATGAACCGCGGCGTATTCCAGCCGTTCCGCACCTGGCCGATGATGGGCAGGTAGGAAATGGAACGCCGCGTCGTAGTTCTAGGATGCGGTCCGGCAGGGCTGGCCGCGGCAAGTGCCGCGGTCAGCTCTGGCTGTGAGGCCATCATCATCTCGAACACGAATAAGCCGAGCCCTATTCTGGGCTGCCAGTACCTTCACGCGCCTGTTCCGGGCTACACTGATGCATCACGCGTACATGTCTCCTATCGCCTCGTGGGCACACCCGAGCAGTACCGGAGCAAGGTGTACGGCGATGCCTGGCAGGGTACCGTCAGCCCTGAAGATTTCGTCGGCGAGCACGACGCCTGGGATATCCGCGAGACATATCAGCGAATGTGGCGTGATCTATTCTTCACTGGCCGATCCGGGATTATCTCGCATGACATCAGGCACGGCCAGATCTCGTTCATAGACAAGCTCAATCCCGACCTGATCGTATCCACCATTCCTGTCAAGGCACTATGCGAGAAACTGAATCACCAGTTCCTCGGCCATATAATCTACGCGAACGGCAGCGCAGCACCGTTCTTCACGGGCGACAACGATATCATCTGCGACGGCACTCCCGAGCGCACGTGGTACCGCATATCCAACGTGTTCGGATACCGCACGACTGAATGGGCAACCAAGCCCCGTTCCTCGGCAGATGTCAAGCCGGTACTGAAGCCGCTGTGGACAGACTGCGATTGTCATCCCGAGGTGCTGCGCGTCGGTCGTTACGGTGCCTGGGAAAAGAAGCGACTGGTGCACGAGGTCTATCCGGCAGTGCTGGCAGCTCTGAAATTAGATGGTACTGGTGGCTCCTCATCGGCATCGGCATCTGGTTCGCGGTGTCTATCCCGCTCGGTATCCTCGTAGGGAAATGGATAGCTGCCGGACGCCCTGAGCATGAAAGGGACAATTATGGGAACTGAAGAACAGATGTTCACGGTACCTGGCTCGAGGCTCCGCGAAATGGCGGCATGGCGTACCGGAGCGAATAAGCCCGTTGTCGCGCTGGACATAGACGGGACGATCGGCGATTACCATCGCAATTTCCTCACCTTCGCCGAGATGTGGTTCGGGCGTCCTATGCCTGACCCCGAGCAGGCACGGCACGGCACGCGGCTCTCGGAATTCATAGGCGTCCCGCACAGCAAATACCGCGAGGCGAAGCTGGCTTATCGGCAAGGCGGCTGGAAACGCTGGATGCCGTGCTATCCGTTCGCAGCAGAACTGACGCGCAATATCCGTGGTGCTGGCGCGCAGCTATGGCTGTGCACTACCCGACCGTATCTGCGCCTGGATAACGTGGACCCGGACACGCGCGAATGGCTGCGCCGCAATAGCATAGAATACGACGCCGTGATCTTCGAAGGCGTAGATGGCGAATCCAAGTACGCGGACCTCGTTTCGCAGGTAGGGCTAGAGCGTATAATAGCCGTATGCGACGACCTGCCCGAGCAGGTGGCCGACGCACAGTCCCTCGGCATCGGCACGTGCTATCTGCGTGACCAGCCGTACAATCGCGGAGTGCCCATGCCAGGATTCCGCATATGGAGCCTTGCTGAACTCTGGCAGGCAATAGAGGTCAACATAGGAATGTGGAAGGACAGAAATGACTAGTGACAATAGCAGGGTCATGCGTTTCGCAGACACCGCGATGTTTCAGGCGCAGCACGTGCCATCCGAGCCGACGGTGGATGTCGTCGACATGACATTCAGTCCGCTCAAGGTGATGGCTGCACCGTGGCTCGGGTACCGCGGCCGATTCGTGCTGCCCGCGCAGGTGACGGATGAAGAGGCCATGGCATTCGCGGCCGACGCGCTCAAGTCCAAGATTGCCGCACCGCTGGAATGGTGCCAGGTGGCGCTCCTTATTCGCGGCGTCTCCCGTGATTTCACGCATCAGATGGTGCGCCAGCGCACGGCTACCTATGTGCAGGAATCCATGCGCTTCGCCGTCAAGGATAATACCGTAGTCGAGATTCCGGTGCCATGGACCATTCAGCAAGCTGGCGGCGACATGGTAGAGCGCTGGCTACAGCACGTGCAGGGCACGGCCGAGTTCTACGACTATCTGATCGGCAACGGCATACCAGCCGAGGACGCGCGCAAAGGCCTCCTGATCGGCACTACCACGCAGATCCACTACCGCACGAATCTGCGCGACATGATCTCGCACTCGGGGCTCAGGCTGTGCAGCCAGGCGCAGTACGAATGGAAGCTGGTCTGGCGCAAGATCGTGGCAGCCCTGCTCCATTACGGACCGCCTCAGGATTACTGGCAGCAACGCGAGATCGTCAAGCTGTTCCGGCCAGTGTGCTACGCGACCGGCAAGTGCGAGTTCATGGGCGAGGCCGACCGCTGGTGCGTCATCCGCGACAGGGTAGAAGCACACCATAAGAACGGCGACCGGCCGGAAACGTGGACCGACATCAATCCACACGAGCCGCTGCATCCCGAGGCAGCGCGCACCGACAATCCGAACTGGCGCTAGGAAAAGGCAATGGACGAGTACGACGACAAAATGGAATACGACGAGCAGCGGCGCGACGCTGCATTTGATTACCTGAGGAGAATAGGGCTGAAGCCCAATCCGGATGCCATCGGGCAACTGGCCGGTCCGTTCTCGGTGGCTCTGGAAATCATCTGCACGCGCGGCTATACCGATGCCGACCAGGACCCGGACGACACGCCATTCTGGCAAGCCCGCGGCTGGAAAGGAGTCGTGCACGATATCCTGGACAATGCGCTGCGCCTGAAGCACTTCTCGTGGAAGCAGAATCAGTACTACCCGAACGGTGCTCTCGACATAATCAACTTCGCTGGCTTCTATCTGCGCGCCGGTAACAAGTGCTCCAGATGGGGCGAGGCTGGCGAGCCTGGATGAAAGGCATGACGTTCGTAAATCTCCACGGCCACAGTACGTTCTCACATGGAGATGGACATCGCCTGCCTGCCGACCACGTGGCACGCGCTGCCGCGCTCGGGTATGACGCCATGGCGCTCACCGAGCACGGTGGGGTAAGTTCTCACTGGCAGCTAGAGAAGCACGCGCTAGCCGCTGGCATCAAGCCAATCTTCGGGCTGGAAGCATATACCGGCCCGGTAGGAGAGCTAGCGCAGCGGTACAAATACCACCTGACTATTCTGGCGAAGGACCAAGATGGATACCGAAATCTCAATCGCCTTGTCACCCAGTCTTGGCGAGATCATTACCAGCATCCTACAGTCAGCGGCGAAAATCTGCGAGATCATAAGGAAGGTCTCGCAGTGCTATCTGGATGTACTGGCAGCCTGCTCGCGTGCTCTCTCATCGGAGGCAAGGGCATTCCGAAGCCAGCTAGCCGAGATGGCTATGGCTGGGATGACGCCCGACTCATCATCAGCAAGTTTGCCGCTCTATTCGGGGCCGATTACTTTCTCGAGGTGCAGCCGTTCTGGGAGCTCGAATCCACGTGCCTCGTCAATCCCGCGTATGAACTGCTGAGCAGAGAGCTAGGCGTGCCGCTGGTAGTAACCTGCGACGTGCACTATCCGCTGCCCAAGGACAACGTGATGCAAGCCGTACTGCACGCCACGCACCGCGGCCACCATACCGTTGACGACGCCATGCGGGAATGGAATTACGAGGTCACCATGACGCTGCCGGAATCCGATAAGGATCTAGGCCAGCGACTCATCAAGACCGGGCTCAGCAGAAAGGCAGCCTGGGAAGCCATTCTCAATTCAAGGTACATTGCCGATATGTGCGATGTT